AGATCAAATGACAAAGCGAGATAAGGATCTCATTAGGCTCTGAATCTGAATAAAGGAATATATTCTTTGCTCTCTTTAACCCCATATCTTATATATTACTCTTCCATTCTGCCTAACTGCCTGTAGAATCTCTCCTCTGTTGTTCTCTGTCTTATAACTGACATGAACCCAATCAGGGTTCTCATCATCTCCAAACTCCCATATCAGTTGGTCAAACTCCAGATTGTTCTTAATGAATTCAAAGATCAGGAAGTTATCTACTGATCCATCTAAATCTAGAGCCTCTCCTTTTGAATGCTGAGATCCTGATGCTCCACCGATCAGATCATTCAACGCCTGAGATCTATACCCTGAACTCACTATGATAGGCTTCTGGAAGTGATCCCTTACAGGTTGGAATATCTTAGTAGCTATCTGAATCAGGTTAGATAGATGTTCGCCACTAGGCTTGTTACTGATACCATTCTTGATAGCAGTAGCACTCTTAGTCGCTTCACCTAATGTTAGATTCTTACTCAGTTTCATTCTTTGTGATGCTACCGATCCCCTGATTCCAATAATTACCCTTGCAGCATTCTCTAGAATACCGCTTACCATCTTTGCAAAGGCATCCCCTGCGTTTATCCTGAGGAACATTATAGCGATCCTTGCTCATTAGATTAACTCTTCAGGAGCAGGTGGATTACAATACTCTGCTTCGGGGTTAGCGATACAATAAGCCTTCGCATACTCCGCAGCGTGTTTCGCTCCAAAGGTATGTACTCCGACTGGAGTAACCCATAGCATTGCAGAATCCCAATCCGCTAAAGGTTCGTTACGCCAAAGGACATCAACGCTGATTAGTGGGCTTACCACTTCACAGATTGGGTTGCCTTCTTCATCCGTTCCCCAAGTCTCGCAAAGGTTGCCTAATTCCACGACCATTACCACCGCATCGGTGTAGTTTCCTTCTTCGTCTGTGATTAGGGCTTTTGCCGCTTCAAAGGCTTCAATAGATGCGAAGCCGTATTTTCTAAATGTACTCATTTTATAAAGTTGTTAGGGCGGCTAATTCCGCATTCGTTAAACGGGTTTTGAATACAAGGGCTTGATTGACTGCTGAATCCACCTTGTTGATACCAGTAGCAACATCTACTAAACTTAATCTATTAAGATTTGCGGGTATCTGACAATTTGTAGATGTTCCAATTTGTACGCCATCAACATAGAAAACACAATCATTTTCTTTGTATGCAAAAGCAAACTTATGCTTCCCTTTGGTTAGGATATCAGAAGTTATATTAAATTGGTCAACACTATTTTTACGAACACGAAAACTTAATGTGTTACTTTGTAATTGATATACAAGTATAAAATTACTTGTACTTGCATATTCGCTGATGCAAATTGGCGTTCCTATGGCATTGTTCAAACTCATTTCAAATTCATAAAAAAACGAACCCTCTGTTTGACCGATAAGGTCAGCAGCATCCTCTTTTCTACAAACATCCCCCGCACGACTCGCAGATGTTCCATAGGTCGGTATATACGAAGTTGGATAGCTTCCCTCTTCGTTTTGTAGTCCATATACTAAAATCCCGCTTGTACCATCACCCGCAAAAGAATCTACATCGTCAGCATTTGAAGGTATAATACTAAACAAACTACTTGGTGAACTTCCATCGTCAATAGAAATTCTAAACCATCCGTTTCCGTAGTCTTCAATATCAGCCACTATGCCTCCGCCAGTCGCTCCAATTCTATCCTCCATAGCCGTTCCGTCATCAGCAATATAGAAAAACGCACCTCTGGATTTTGGTACAGAACTGGCGTGAGAGGTAAACAAAACCCAATTGTAACCATCCGCTTTAACAAAAGCACTATAAATATGGTCTAAATGTGGTTCACTTGTTTTGTAAAGTGAGTGTACGACATTATTAGTTGTGGGTATAATTTTCGTAGCGTTTTGAACTCCCTCTGGACTTGTTGCCGCATTAGCTTCAAGATTTAAGTCGTTAGCGTTCCATCCGCTACCACTCAATAAGTATTCACTATTCGGTAATTCATTCGTCCTACTCGGCTCCAATAAAAGAGACGGGCAAGAAGCACCCCCCGAATAATCCAATCTCGGTAGGTTGTCCGTGATACCTTCGTAGACGGCTTGCGTTGTCGTTTCTATATAAGGTTGAGCGACTAAACCAGCGTTTAGCATTGCGTCTTGGATGTAGATGTTTGCTCCACTTGCGCCACTAATTGCACCATTTCCAACGGCTGGATAAACACGAACTCCATCAATACCATTTGCTGCGATAGATACTCTAAACCAACCGCTTCCAATGCTTTCAATGTTGGCATCAATTAAATCACTACCAGTTGTAAGACCTACTGCTCCACTACCCGATAAATCAAAATATGCCGTTGTGTTTATTGTGTTAATGTAAACCCAATCAGTATTACCCTCTTTTACATAAACACTAAATGTAGCAACTTCAGTTGTGCTTATCGTTTGATAAACAAATCTTGCAACACCATCAACTCTCTGTAAAAGCCAAGCGTCATTTGTTCCATCGTATCCACTTTGTCCGCTTGTAAGTGTAACTCCATTTACTTGCCAAGTAGTATCAAAACTATTACTCTGCAAAAGTTGGTTACTCCGCTCCTTCTCAATCAATCCCGATGCATTCACACGGGTTGCCGTGTCCGTTCCTCTGCTAAAGGTGAAATCTCCACTACCATCCGTTGGTTTGATAGAATAGACCTTGCTCTCCTTCACTCCAGAAGGAAGCATTACTAAACTCGCTGAATCATATAGACTCGCCATAACTTATTGTTTTAATTCATTTATATCACTAATCGTACAAGCTCTCGCTTCTAATGTACCTCCATCTACTATAACTCTCGCAGCATACGGCTCATAAACTAAACGACCATCATCTGCTTGGGGAAATCTCCTTAATGCCTTGCTTACACATTCAAAAGCCTCTAACTCTCCATCATCGGCTAATACCCTCTGCTGAAAAGCGGCAGGTGCGAGGATGTAGAACATAGCAGAACCCCATCCGATTTGGTTGGTGAAAGCATCACCACTTCCCCACCAAGTAGAGCCGTATATCGCTCCGTATCCTTTTTCGTCAGTTGCCATTGTTCTCTAATTTGTTTACCAGCTTTTTCAGCTTCTTTAAGTTAACCTCCTTGACCTTGTAGCGTTTACAATTGCCAACCGTTGAAGACTGCGTCTTTGTCTGGGTGTATGTCATCGTTGTTGTTTGTATAGTATTCTGGGTATGTGTTCTGGTTGAAAGACATAAAGTCAATAAACCTACGAGTGTAGTGTTCAGCAATGTCTCTATGTTTATTTGTTAAGAAGTCTACCTCTTCTTTCTCCATCGCAATACTGTTCTCTGCCGTGTGCTTGTAAGCACCTCCATTACCTATGGTATAGGCAGCGTGAGGTAAGTATTCTACCATAGCCCAATGGATTAACATAGGCTGAATGTAATCGTCTAATAGCGTTGCATAAGCAGCAGGTAGTGTATCAGCAATAATATCATTACGCAACTTGTCGTACAACTTTGTACCGAGATAGTTTTGGATGTGAATCTCTTGAGCAATCTCTATGAACTGCAAGAACTTGTCACTATCTACATTTCCAGAGATTACGCTATTGCGTACTAAATCGTCTCTCTTTATGAATAATACCTTTGCCATTATTTTCCGTAATTAGGGTGATGACCTCTGTCTTCACGAGTAATTGGTGCTTGAGATACCTCTTTAGGGTTTTTAGGTAGCTTAAAGCCTTGTCTTACCGCTTGATTCACATTTATAAATTCAGTTCCTCGCAGGGCATCGCCACCATAAGGTTCACCATTCTTCTTTATTTTCTTCTTGTAGATTCTACGCTCCCATCTATGGTAGCAGTTTACACCGCCTTTCCACTTAAACAGAGAGTAGTTTCTACCCTTGTGTCCAAATGATTTATTGACACCTCTCGCACTCATCATACCGATGTCTTCCTTGCGGTACAACTTGCCTTGAGACATCATTGTCTTACAGAAAGGTCTTGACTCTCCTTTAGGCTTCTTTCTTGTGCCTTTAGCGTACTTGTAACGAACTTTATAGAGTTCTGTGTCTTGACTACTGTCTTGCGTAGCTGAAAGGCTTACAAGCCCGTTTAAATAGCCCTCAACATCAAAGTCCTCTGGCTCATCATCTCCTACTTCTTCTGCATCTACGAGTTCCCACTCATCGGAAGGCTCTTCCTCCCCCAAGTCAGCCAATGCATCTAACATCTCGTGGGCTAACTCGTCATCAAGAAAAGGGCGGCTATCGTCCCCCAACTCTACTTTGCTTAATTCTTCTTTTGTCTCCTCTGTAATATCCCCTTGCAACTCCAAAGGTTGTAGTGTCTTGAAGAACACATTCAATGAAGCACCATTCACCGCAAGGATGTCATCAATAGCATCTAATA